TGGACGTGGTTTGCTTTCTTCGACAATGGCAGTGGTGCAGATGCTCCAGCAGTCCCAGACAAGCCTTTCAAAGTCTGCATCTGGTACATCTCTCAGACGATCCGCTCCGCTGTGGATGACGAGACTCCCGAGGTGTGCAGTGACCTGTTCTACCCGAATAACCCCAACAATGCTGAAATCGAGGAATAGCCCATGTCTTATCCAATGACTGTCCGGGACTACCAGATCCGCTGCAACTCTCTCGCTCTTCCCGGTTCAACAGTTCTGACTGTCGATGGGATGAATGGTCCCAACACACGCAAACAGATCGAGCTGGTTCGTCGCCAGCTCGGTCTTCGTGATGTGAAAGAGATGTTCGATCCTTCGGGGATCACTCGTGTTCACTGGCACTGGACCGCTTCGACCTACGATGTGACGTGGGATGTTCGTTCCCACTACAACGATGTGTTCGACGAACACGGCCATGAATTCGATGGCGGTGCTCCTGCTCATCTCCAAGCGTCATACGATTGGCGGAACAAGATCGGTGTGAGCCACACCTTCAACGCCAATACTGGTGCCATTGGTTTGGCTGTTGCAGCCATGGCCGGTGCTTCGGCGAACTGGGGTGCTTCGACTGTGGATCCGGGCAAGTACCCGATGACACAGGAACAGATCGACGCGATGCTGAAGAAGACGGTGGAATACTGCCGTGCCTTCGACATCAAGCCAAGTCCGTGGACCACACTGACACATGCTGAGGTTCAGACGAACATCAACATCCGTCAGAAGGGAAAGTGGGACATCCGCTGTCTCCCAGAGAACCACAAGCAGCTCCTCAGTGAGAAGGCTGCCGGTGATCTGCTCCGGAAACGCATGATGGAGAAGTTCTGGTGAAGACTGAAATCATCGCAGGAATTGCAGCCCTCGCCTTCATTGGCGGGGCTTATTCGTATGGGTATCACAAAGGATCTCTTGCAGAAGTGCAGAAGATCGCCGAGAAAACGGCTGAGACCCAACAGGAACTCTTGGACCTGAATGAGGTCGTTCGAATGCAGACTGAGGCCCTTCGTCAGGCCCAACGTGAAAAAGAGGAATTGATCTATGCTCTGGAAGAAGAAGCACGGAGTGCTCCCGGTTCTGGCAATCCCGGCGTTGGTTCTACTGGTGGGTTGCAGCGACTCGAACGTCGGTGGGGTCCGAATTCAAGAACTGCCAACTGATGTGACCGAACCATGCCCTCATCCTTCGGACGTGATCCGAGGGGTGGGAGATTCTTCCGTTGGTTCAGATGAAGTCCGTATGGGCCGTCTCGGTGACGCACTGATTGAATGTGGCGCTGAGAAACAAATTGCTGTAGACGCAAATGAACAGCTCATTGAGATTTTTCGAAACTAGGAGTCGAATCGTGAACAACAACAACGACATGATCGAGAACGATGTTCAGTCTCCCAAGACTGACAACGACTCCACGTCCGAGATCTACAACCCCTCAGATCTGAACAAGACTCAGAGTGAGAAGCTCACAGACTGGGCCAAGGAACCCTCGATTGCTGATCTGAAGGGTGATCTCGATTACGCACGCCAAGAGAACACAGACCAGAAGACCAACGTCGAAGGATGGATGGCTCTTCGCAATGCAACCGGTGCTGAGTCAGGTAAAAAGACCAAGACTCCCGGTCGCAGCTCCGTTCAGCCCAAGCTGATCCGGAAGCACAATGAATGGCGCTATCCTGCGTTGAGTGAACCGTTCCTGAACACGGAACGCATGTTCAGCATCAACCCCCGCACATTTGAAGACAAAGCTGCTGCTGATCAGAACCAACTGGTTCTGAACTGGCAGTTCGACACCAAGCTCAACAAGGTGGACTTCATCGACCGTTACGTTCGCAAGACTGTGGACGAAGGTACGTGTGTTGTTCGTGTTGGCTGGGAACGGAAGACCGAGAAGGTCAAGGTTCTGAAACCAGTCTACGAATACACCATGATGGAGATGGGTGACGAAGAAGGTATGCAGATGCTCGCTCAGGCAACTGAGATGGCGACATCTGATCCTGAAGCATGGGAAGCTGATCCTTCGATCCCAGACGAACTTCGTGCTGCTGTCGAGTATGGCCTTGAGAACCAAGAAATGGTTGTGGCCACTCAGATCGACGAAGAGTGGGTCGAAGAGACCAAGATCACGTTCAACCAACCATCTCTGAAGATCGTCGATGTGGCGAACTTCTTCATCGACCCCTCCTGTGAAGGTGAGTGGGAAGATGCCCAATTCATGATCCACACCTATGAGTCCACGAAGTCGGAACTCAAGAAGCGGAAGATCTACAAGAACCTCGACGAAGTGAACTGGGGTGCGAACCAGATCAAAGCTCAGACTGGTGATCCAGATCATGAAACCACAACCCCCATTGCTGATGGCCGTCTGAACTCAGACAAGGCCAAGGTACTCGTCTACGAATACTGGGGTCTGTGGGATGTGCATGATGACGGTGAGATGATTCCGATTGTGGCTACCTTCATCGGTGACACGATGATCCAGCTCACAGAGAACCCTTTCCCTGACCGGAAGCCTCCGTTCGTCATCGTCCCCTACATGCCTATCCTTGGTTCAATCTGGGGTGAGGCAGATGCTTCGCTGCTGCAAGACAACCAGCGTATCCTCGGTGCTGTCACTCGTGGGACAATCGACCTTCTGGGTCGTTCGGCGAATGCTCAGTCTGGGTATGCCAAGGGTTTCCTCGACCCGGTGAACCGTCGTCGTTTCGCTCAGGGTGAAGACTTCGAATACAACCCGAACTCGGATCCTCGTGTTGCAATTCAGCAACTCCAGTATCCTGAGATCCCGAACTCCGCTCTGACCATGATGCAGCTCCAGAATGCTGAAGCTGAAGGTCTGAGCGGGGTGAAGTCCTTCTCCGGTGGTATCACTGGTGAGGCTTACGGGAAGGTTGCGAACAACGCTCGCCAAGCACTTGATGCTGCTGGTCAACGGGAGATGAGTATCCTTCGTCGTCTGGCAGAAGGTATGCGTCTGATCGGTCGGAAGATTATCTCGATGAACGCCTACTTCCTTGAAGAAAAGGAAGTCATCCGTGTGACGAACCGTGAGTTCGTTGAGGTGAAGCGTGCTGATCTGGCTGGGGCATTCGACCTGTTGGTGGACATCTCCACTGCTCAGGTGGATGAACAGAAGTCTCAGGATCTGGGGATGATGCTTCAGACCATTGGTCCGGATATGGACCCCGGTCTGTCGAAGATCATTCTGGGCCAGATTGCTGACCTCAAGCGTATGCCTGATCTGGCAGAGCAAATCCGTGCCTACGAACCTCAGCCTGATCCTCTTCAGGTTCGTCTCCGTGAACTGGAGATCGAAGAGAAGGAAGCCAAGATCGCTCTCGACAAAGCTCGTGCTGCACAAGCGATGGCTGTTGCTGAAGGCAAGGCTCTCGACACTGAACTTGAAGCCACTGGTTCCAAGCATCAGCGTGACGTTGAGAAGATGGGTGCTCAGGCTCGTGGCAACCGTGATCTGGAGGTCACCAAGGCTCTCACCAAAGGTGAGACTCCTGCTGGCATGATCGAAGCTGCTGTGGGCTACAACAAGATGGTGGAAGACTCTGATCGTATTCAGGCTTCCAACCCTGTTGGGCGTCCTCCTCAGCCTCAACCAACTTTGCCAATGGCACCTCTGCAAAGTGCTCAGGGACTGCCTCAACAACAACCCCTTGCTTTGCCTCAATAAAGCAGGGTACGAACGACCCAGTGTAAACATCAACCACGAAGGAAGTGGCAATGAACCTCTACGAAGACCAAAACGACACCGCCGAAACAGCTCACCTCACCATGGAGCAGTATCAGGAATACAAGGCTTCCTGTGAAGAACTGCTCCGCAAGGCGAAGGCTGCTGCCAAGCTGGCTGAGATCCCTGAGTTCAAAGAGATCGTCATGGACGCCTACTTCGATCAGGAACCCAAGCGTCTTGCTGGTCTCATGGCTCACGGTCGTCTCTCCGACAAGCAGTTCGACGAATGCGTCAGCGATCTGAAGGCCATCGGCTCGATGCGTGCATTCCTTCAGGACTTCATCCAGAAGGGCAACATTGCCCAGTCGGAACTCGACAATCTGGAGATTGCTTGGAATGAGGCAGTCGAAGCAGAAGCTCAGATCAAGGGGGCTGAATAATGTCGGACAAGGATACACCCATCGACATCGACTCCCTGAGCGATGAAGAATTCATGAAGCTGGACCCTTCTCAGATGCAGGAGGTCATTCCTTCTGACGAACCTGAGACTCCAGAAGAGGAGCCTGTGGTTGATGAGAATGCTGGCCAAGATGATCCTCACAATGGTGATGATCCGGACACCCCGGATGATCCTGATGCCGGAGATCCTGCTGGTTCAGACGCCTCGGATCCTGACCCCGATGGAGAGGAAGAGGGACAAGACCCTCCTGCTGACTCCAAGGATGAAGGTGCCGAACAAGACCCTGAAAAGGGAAAGGCACCTGACTCTCCGAAAGGAAAGGATGAAAAACCAGCAGAACCAGATGCTTCTGCGAAACCAGAAGAGAAGGACAAGAAGCCTGATGTAAAGTCTGAGGAGAAAGCTCCCAAGACTGACCCGAAGGTTGCTGTCGATTTCTTCGAGAAGGTTTCGGCTCCTTTCAAGGCTGATGGTCGGGACATGCAAGTCCGGACTCCTGAAGACGTGATTCGTCTCATGCAGATGGGCGTGAACTACTCCCGTCGTATGCAGGAGATGAAGCCTCTGCGTGCTCAGGATCAGACTCTGAAGCAGAACGGTCTGAATGACCCTGAGAAGTTGAACTTCGCCATCGACCTGATGAAGGGCAACAAGGAAGCCATCAAACAGCTTCTGAAGGATCACAAGATCGACCCGGTCGATATTGATACGACCACTGAAGACAAGCCGTATCAAGCGACTCAGTATCAGGGTGATCCGAAGGACATCGCCTTCAATGATGCCATTCAGGAGACCATGGCTGCCACTGGTGGCCGTGAGTTGATCAGTGACATCAACAAGGATTGGGATCCAGTTTCGAAAGAAGCCCTGCGAGATCAACCCACTATCTTCCAAAATATCCTTGCACAGAAACAGTCTGGGGTTTATGGGAAGATCAAGGACGAACTGAACTACCAGCGGACAATGGGTTATTTGACCGATGTTCCCTTCCTCCAAGCCTACCATCAGGTGGGTGAGGCGATGCAAGAGGCTGGTGTTTTCGGTACGGACACTGCGAAGAAAGCCCAACCAGCGGCAAAGCCGCTTGGCACTGGCACCCGGAAGGCTGCTCCCAAGCCGAATACTGAGCAACCCACTCCAAACGTCTCATCGGCAACTCCCCCCCGTTCCGCTCCTGCAAATGCAGGCGGACAACATGAACCACCGGACTACTCGTCCATGTCTGATGAAGAGTTCAAGAAATTGGCTCCTCCCAGCTAACGGGAAATCCAGTTGAGAAGTTTGAAAAGGAAACACAATGGCTCAACTTTACAACGCCCCTCCGGGTACGCCGTCCGACATCGGGCCGCAGTTCAACACTCACTACTGGGATCGTCGTTCGCTGATCGACGCTGCCGAACAGATGTTCTTCAGCCCTCTGGCTGACGTTCGCAACATGCCCATGCACTACGGCAAGGAGCTGAAGGTCTACTACTACGTCCCTCTGCTCGACGACCGCAACGTCAACGACCAAGGTCTCGACGCTGCCGGTGCTGTGACTGCCTACGGCAACATGTACGGTTCGAGCAAGGACGTTGGTCTGATCTCGGCTCGTATGCCGACTCTCACTGAAGAAGGTGGGCGTGTGAACCGCGTTGGCTTCACCCGTCTGGAACGCTCTGGCACGCTGCAAGAGCACGGCTTCTTCACCGAGTTCTCGGAAGACATGATGACCTTCGATACGGATTCCGATCTGTATGGTCACATGAGCCGTGAGATGGTCGCCGGTGCCAACGAGATCACGGAAGATCTGCTCCAGATCGACCTGCTCTCGAATGCTGGTACTGTCGTGTACACTGGTGTTGCGACACAGGACTCCGAGATCACTGGTGAGGGTGCCAACCCTTCCGTCGTGACCTTCATGGATCTGAAGAAGTTGAGCATCACGCTCGACGACAACCGGACCCCGAAGAACACGAAGATCATCAAGGGTTCGACGATGAACGATACGGTGACGATCAATGCGTCCCGCATCATGTACATCGGTTCGGAGCTTCAGATCACTGTCGAGAACATGGTCGATGGTCTGGGCAACCCTGCCTTCGTTCCTGTTCGCAAGTACGCTGCTGCTGCGACGATCATGAACGGTGAGATCGGTTCGGTTGGTGACTTCCGCATCATCGTCGTGCCGAACATGATGAACTGGGAAGGTGCTGGTGCTGCTGCAACTGGTTCCAACCTCGGCTACAGCGACGACGGTTCCAACTACAACATCTACCCGATGCTGGTGGTTGGTGATGGTTCGTTCGCCACGGTCGGTCTGCAAGGCTCCGGCAAGAAGGGTGCCAAGCAGAAGTTCAAGATCATCGTCAAGAAGCCCGGCAAGGAAATGGCAACTGTCCAAGATCCTTACGGGAAGATCGGCTTCAGCTCGATCACGTTCTACCACGGCTTCATCGCCCTGCGTCCGGAACGTCTGGCGGTTGTCAAGACTGTCGCGGCTGAGTAATCAGTCTACGTGGAAGGGGGCTA